CAGAATTTGGAACTCCAATTAAATATTTCGAAACATTTGAAATTGATATGGATAGAGTATTACACACACCACTCACAAACATTGAAGAACTCAAGTTTGATATCATGCAACAACTCCAAGATGTTCAACGAGGTGATAAATTAATTATCGTGCTTGATTCAATTGGTAATTTGGCATCCAAAAAAGAAGTTGAAGATGCTCTTGATGGCAAATCAGTAGCTGATATGTCTCGTGCTAAACAAGTTAAGAGTTTATTCCGTATGGTCACACCACATCTAAACCTCAAAGATATTCCAATGGTCGTAGTCAATCATACCTATAAAGAAATTGGTATGTTCCCTAAAGATATTGTTGGTGGTGGCACAGGTTCTTATTATTCTGCCGATAATATTTACATCGTTGGTCGTCAACAAGAAAAAGATGGCACCGAAATTGTTGGTTACAACTTTATTATCAATGTAGAAAAATCAAGATATACCAAAGAAAAAGCCAAGATACCTATTACAGTATCATTTGATGGCGGTATACAAAGGTATTCTGGCCTTGTTGATTTGGCTATCGAAGGTGGGTTTGTTTCTAAACCAAGTCCTGGATGGTATGCAAAGATTGACCGAACTACCGGTGAAATTGGTGACCGAGTTAGATTTGAATCTACACAGACGGATGAATTCTGGAAAGATTTACTTAAATATGAACCCTTTAAAGAATATGTGAAGAAAAAATATGAGATTGCCTATAGCAACATTATGGGAGAGGATATTCAGCTTTCTCCCGTGGAATCAACCAAAGATGAAGAAGTATAAAGAAGACATCGATTACAAATTCATCGACTTCAAAGAATCAGATTTAACTGGTATTGGACTTCTTATGGAAGAATATAAGGGTGTCCTTTACCATTATCAGAAAGCAAGAGTAGTTTCAGAAGGTGAAATGGCCAAATTACAATTTGGATACACAATAGTCCACCCAGGCGAACATGATATCGATGACTTGACAAAAGACGAGGAATTGCATACCATTATGGGTGATATCTTAACCGAATTAATAATGACGAACAAATATAATGAACAGACTAGAACAGACGATACTCAAGAACCTGATATACAATGATGAATACATCCGCAAGGTAATTCCTTTTATTAGGCCTGAATACTTTTCAGATAACACCGAAAAAATAGTATTCAAAGAAGTATATGAATTTATCAATAAGTATAAAAGCCCACCAACACATGAAGCTCTGGTAATTAATTTTACCGAAAAGAAAAATCTCACCGAATCTGAAGTATCTGGTGCCATTGAACTACTCAATGAAATCAATCAAGCTAAAGATGAACCAACAGAAACAGTTTGGTTAGTTGAACAAACCGAAAAGTTTTGTCAAGATAAAGCCATCTATAATGCAATCATGGAATCAGTATCGATTCTGGATAATCGGTCTCAAAATAAAGCCAAAGGTGAAATACCTAAATTACTAAGCGATGCACTTGGTGTTTCATTTGACAAAAGTGTTGGTCACGATTATATTCAAGATTACGATTCTCGTTATGATTCATATCATGCTGTAGAATCTCGTGTCCGCTTTGACCTTGATATATTCAATAAAGTAACCAAAGGCGGCCTGCCAATTAAAACACTCAATATCATTCTTGCTGGTACGGGTGTTGGTAAATCCTTATTCATGTGTCATCAAGCTGCAGCCGCAGTATCTCAAGGTTCAAATGTTTTGTATATTACCATGGAAATGGCCGAAGAAAAGATTGCTGAAAGAATTGATGCTAATCTTTTGAATGTTGAACTTAATGAATTACATATCATGTCTAAAAAAGATTATGAAAGAAAATTCGAAACATTAAAAAACAAAACACAGGGTAAATTAATCATCAAAGAATATCCAACGGCGGCGGCTTCGGTATTACACTTTCGTGCTTTACTCAATGAACTTCAACTTAAAAAAGGGTTTAAACCACATATAATATTTGTTGATTACCTTAATATTTGTTGTTCAGCTCGTATTAAACCAGGCGGTAATGTAAATAGTTATTCATATATTAAATCTATCGCTGAAGAATTAAGAGGTCTGGCTGTCGAGGCTGGAGTACCAATTGTTTCTGCCACCCAAACTACAAGGTCAGGATTCTCAAACTCCGATCCAGGCCTTGAAGATACATCTGAATCTTTTGGGTTACCAGCAACTGCTGACTTTATGTTTGCTTTAGTTTCTAATGAAGAATTAGATTCATTAAATCAAATATTGGTAAAACAATTGAAGAATCGGTATTCAGACCCAAGTTATTACAAACGATTTGTCATAGGTATTGACCGTGCAAAAATGAGGTTATATGATGCCGAACCATCAGCTCAACAACAAATTGCTGATACAGGCCAAGTCGATGATGAACCATTAAACAGCTTTGGTACTCGTGAGAATAAAATTAATAACTTTGAAGGATTTAAAGTTTAATGAAACTAACTAAAGAACAAGCACTTTATTGTGCCCAATATATGGAAGATTATTATCATCATTTTGACCGTATTGATGATTATATGCGTAGTCAGAAAAAAACACAAATATCGGAATTACCATCTCATCTTCCAGGTATGGGACCAGAAGAAGATTTGTTTTCTGATTTTACTATACATCCTAATGATATGGAATTTGAAATTATAAATTTAGGTTCCACTCGTTGGTGGGATTACATTACAATTATTTCATCACATTTAATATCAAGAGCTGTTCCTGGCAGATGTATTCAGTTTGCCATATTTGAAAAAAATACAAAAAAGATTGTTGGTTTTATTCGTCTCGGTTCACCTGTAATTAATTGTAGACCTCGTAATGAACTACTTGGGCAAGTATTCACACAATCTAAAGAGGCTGCTACCAATTTTAATAATACAACAGCTATGGGTTTTACTATTGTTCCATCACAACCCTTTGGTTATAATTATCTAGGCGGTAAGTTGTTGGCGGCTCTGTGTTGTTCCCATGAGATTCGTGAACTAATTAATGAAAAATATAAAATGAACCTGTGTTTGTTTGAAACAACAAGTCTTTATGGTTCTTCTAAAGCTATATCACAGTATGATGGTATGAAACCATATCTCCGTTTCAAAGGTCTAACGGATAGTAACTTTGTACCAATGCTTGATGGTGATGCCTACAAGAAACTCAAAGACTATGTTGAGGCTGCAACAGGCGAACAACTGATTGACCCAACCGATTCAAGTAAGAAACTCAAAGCGACATTAAAAGTTATCAGTTTGGTTAAAGTGGCACTAAAGGGTGAACCTGAACTGGTAAGATTCAATGAAGTGATTGATAAGGCTAAAGGTCTTACAGAAAGAAAACGATACTACATCTCCAACTATGGTTTTAAAAACTATATTGAAGTTGTCAATGGCAAAGAAACCAAGTTGATTCCTGACCCCGAAAACTATGAAAAATTCTACATGAAAAACATTGTGGAGTGGTGGAAAAAGAAAGCAACCAGTCGTTTTGAAACATTAAAGAACGATGGCCGTATTAGAACCGAGATGGAAGTATGGTCTGGCGATAAAGAGATTGACATAATACGGTAGTTGTGATAGCATAAATACCCTAATAATTGAAAAGGGAGTATTAGATGGTAGACAAAAGAGTAGATACCACGCAAAGTGCTAGTGTTACCGAATTGTTTCCATCAATAGCATTTAATAAAAAATTTAAAGCTAACTCGGTTGAATCTTTAAGAGAATTTTTAAATAAATTAAACTTTACAGATCCAAAAGTTAAAGCTGCTTTTGTTAATGTGTCCAATATTGAAGCTGGAAAAAAAGTCATTGGAAATTTGGTCACCATGAAACCAATCATATACAGAGATAAAATGGAAAATGCAATAGGTATTTTAAATTTTCTATATGAATTAAATAAAAATAATCCTATTAATAGAGTAATTTGGGGATATAGAGAAAAACCTAATGTATCGGGTTATCCATCTATACCAAGTAATCACGCTGGTGATATTTTTGTATTTTTCAAATCTAAAACGGTTCTTGGTGTGAGTTTAAAAGCTGGAACAGAAAAATCAAAAGAACCTCTTTTAAATACATATGTCGCAACAACATATAAAAAATTAAATAAAGAAAATGAAATAAAAAAATTAGAAAATGAATTATGGGATAAAGTTTATTCTAAAATACCCGGCGTAAAAAAAATTGCTAATAAAAATGATTACTTATCAAAAGCAAAAAAAAATGAAGTGACTAATTTATATGTCAATTATTATGTAAGTAATCAAAAAAAGGCTGATGTTCTTTATGAAGAAATGTTATTAGTTTCTCGCCAAATGGTGTGTAAACTTATAAACAACTTAAAATTAGAAGAATTCAAAAAATGGATTAAAGACAACTTCAATTTGCAAACTAAAAAAGTAGAAGTTCCTTTAGTTTTGGTAAAAGCAATAAATAAAAAAGCTGAATTAAAATCAGATAACTTAGCCTCAATTTTACCAGCCGTTATTAAATTTAAAGCTTATTTAAATACAAATTCAGTTCAAGCCTGGTATATTGACATTGAAACTCCAAAAATTAAAAAAACATTAATAATGACAATAAGAAGTGATTCTGGTGTTAGGCCAGAAAAAAAACCTGGTGAGCAAGGAAGATTAGGAAAATATACTATGTTAAAATTACAATATAGCGGCATCGAATAATGAAATTTACAGAATACTTAACAGAATCAAAAGAAAATAAAAATGTTCATCTCGAGCATATCGAAGATGAGGTATTAAATCGTGGTGTAGCCGGCACACGAGATGCTATTAATTTTCTCCGTTCACTACGAGATATGTTAGCAGGCCATACCGACACTAAAGTAAATATCACCACAAAATGGGATGGTTCACCTGCTGTATTCTGTGGTATTAATCCAGAGAATGGTAAATTCTTCGTAGGCACCAAAGGTGCATTTAACGCAACACCCAAATTAAATTACACAGATGCTGATATTGACAAGAATCATCCGGGTGAAGGTCTTAATAAGAAACTTAAAGTTGCATTAAGATATTTACCAAAGTTAGGTATCAAAGGTGTATTGCAAGGAGATATGATGTTTGCTAAAGGTGATTTGAAAAATGAAATCATTGACGGCACCGATTATATTACATTTCAACCAAATACAATTGTGTATGCTGTTCCTGTTGATTCTAAATTAGCACAGATAATGTCAGCTGCACAGATGGGTATTGTGTTTCATACATCATATACAGGTAAAACCATATCTGATATGAAAGCTTCATTCAATATTGACATTAATAATTTAGCAACAACTAAAGATGTTTGGTTTCGTGATGCCTCTTTTGTGGATGCTTCAGGAACGGCTACATTTACTGAACAAGAAACAAAACAAATTACAAATATTCTATCTGACCTAGGTAATCTATTCAGAGGAATTAATCCTGTGGTGCTAAATAGAATAGGTTCAAGTGAAACAATCCTTACACAGGTTAAAACATTTAACAATTCTAAAGTTCGTGCAGGTCAAGTTATCACAGATACAACTAAACATGTCCGTGAATTGATTCGTACCATTGAAGATAAACTCAATAAAGAAATACTTGCAGCTAAAAGAGATGATACAAAGAAGAAACGAATAACCGAGAAATCAGAATTGATGCGGTTCTATCGTAATAATGCCACAGAATTAAAAAAGATATTTGATATTCAAAATGGTTTAGTTGAAGCCAAATCTATAATTGTTAAGAAGTTACAACAGATTCAACAAGTTACAGGAACATTCTTACGAACAGATACAGGGTTTAAAATTACAGACGCTGAAGGTTTCGTAGCAGTTGACCACATTAAAGGTAATGCAGTTAAACTTGTAGACCGATTAGAATTCTCACAAGCTAATTTTAATGCCGCTAAGGCATGGAGTAAATAATATTATGGAAAATGTTTATGTAGCAAAATTTAGAGTTAATGATGAAGAAATGAATCGCCAGATTATTGAAGTGATTGATGCTCAAGGCGATAGGCAAAATCAAGGTACTAATGTTAAAGCTGATATGACCGAATGGAATATGTCAAATGAACCTGGATTTAATAAACTAGCTGAAATCATTAAAACACTATCAATAAGAGCATCACAAGACAAATATGGCAGACCTATAAACCCATTTATCAAATCGATGTGGGGTTTAAAGTATAAGAGTGGTGAATTTACTACACCACACCACCATTGGCCTTCACAATGGGCGTGTGTGTATTATGTTAACCCACCTAAAGATGCACCAGGAATTTATTTCACAGATTATAATGAAGAGATTGAAATTGAGCATGGTGTTTTATACATGTTTGAAGGTCATGTTAAACACGAAGTTAAAGCTAAAGAATTTGAAGGAACAAGGTATTGTGTATCAACAAATATCCATTCAACAACATTCTTAAAAGATTATTTACAACCATTAGTAGGAAATATCTATGACAGAAGATAAAAAGTTTGACCTCACTGCTATTATGGCCGAATATGGTGAAGATGATTTTGGTTTCACAGCAACCGATGAAGAAGAATATAATGCAGTTATCTCCGAAAAGGCAGATACAATTGAAGAATATAAAACTCGCTTAAACGAAGTTGAGAAGATTGTTGTTCCTTTTTTAATGAAGTTAATTAAAACTGCTGACCAACCAATCATTAAATGGCCTAATCGTAGACCAATTTTAGAAGCACAAGTTCAAAAGATATTAAACTTAACAAGAAATTAAAATGAAATCATTCCGAAACTTTCTTACTGAAGAATTCAAAAATGGCGGTTTAACCATATTTGATATTGATGATACTTTGTTCAAAACAACAGCTCGTGTCACAGTTAAAAAAGGTAATAAGGTTGTTAAGAGATTAAAACCACATGAACATAACACTTATGATTATGAAGCAAAAGGTGAAACACCAGATTTTAAAGAATTCCGTGATGCAGAGAAATTCTATAATGAATCTAAACCTATCAAAGGCATGATGGCAAAAGCAAAAGCAATTATAAAGAATACATCTAACAATGAATTAAGTCGAGTTATTATCGTGACAGCACGAGATGACTTTGACGACCGTGAAAAGTTTTTAGATACATTCCGTAAATATGATTTTGATATTGACCGAGTTCGTGTTGAAAGAGCAGGCAAGATTAAAGATATTCGAAGCACAGCTATTTCTAAAATGGTGATTATCCGTAACTATCTAAATACCAAGCAGTTTTCAAGAGCCCGATTATTTGATGACTCTTTAGAAAATTTAAAGATGTTTCTTCACTTACAAAAAGAATTTGAAGAAATTAAATTCGAAGCTTATTTTGTTAAAGAAGATGGTTCGGTAAGGACAGTTAAGTAATGTTAAAGCAAGTTAATGGTAAATGGGCATTAGTTTCTAAATCAACACAAAGACCATTAGCCTATTATAAAGGCGAAGGCAAACCATCACAAGAATGGGTATCAAAGCAAGAAAGACGAATACAATATTTTAAACATGGTATGGGTGAAGCTGTAAATATCAAACCCGATATTCTTCCTAAATCTGGTGCTGGGCAAGATGGCACCGACACATTAAGAAAATCTTATCAAAAAGATACACCTGGTCAATCTAAAATAATTGGATTTAAGGATTACAGCACGACTAAATAAAATATATTATTAGTGAATGGAGTTTATTATGAAAGACATTGTGGTTGGTTGTATTACTGGTTATAATTTTGATAAGATTAAACCGTGGGTTAATTCATTAGATAGGTCTGGTTTCACCGGTACCAAAGCTATGATTTGTTATAATGTAGATTATGAAACCGTTGATGAGCTTGTCAAACGAGATTACACAATTCTCGCCTTCAAAAAGAATGACCAAGAAAAACGATTCGAATATAAACCACAATTTTCAATTGTTGTGGAAAGATTCTATCATCTCTGGTACTTCCTCAAACAATTAAAAGGTCAATATCGATACATCATTACTACCGATGTAAAAGATGTTATCTTCCAATCTAACCCATCAACTTGGTTAGAAAACAATATTAAAGACAAAAAGATTAATGTTGCCTGTGAATCTATTCGATACAAAGATGAAGAATGGGGTAACAATAACCTCCTTAAATCATTTGGTCAGTTAATTCACGACCACAATAAGGACAACCTGATATACAATGCAGGAACAATCTCAGGCGAGTTTGATACAATGCTTGATGTGTTTCTCAACATATATTTGTTATGCAATGGATCGTCTCCATTTATCGATGGCGGTGGTGGTCCCGACCAAGCTGCATTGAATGTATTACTTAATATGAAATCTTACAAAGATATCACAAACTTTGCCATGTCAGAAGATGGTTATGCCGCTCAATTAGGCACAACTGGTCCACAAATACACGGTAAATATGCTGACAAACTGGTTGAAAAAACTCCAAAATTAGTGTATGATAATGTTTGCACAAGTGATGGAACACCTTTTGCTTTGGTACACCAATATGACCGAGTTCCCGAATGGAACGAATTAATAGGAAAAAAATATGAGTGATGAAATCTTTACAATTAATACCAATGATGTTTTAAGAATTAATCAACCAAAGACTTCGGATCCAAATCATCATTTACCTGCAGCCGAATGGGTGCAAAAGCAAATAGAGTATACCGCAACATCTTCTCCATCAGGTGAAGGTCTTATCGAACCAATTAATAGTCTTAAAGGCGAATTAGTTGGTGTTGAAATTGGTGTATGTTTAGCTCACACAACTGAAGCCTTTGCTAAAGGCATTAATAATCTAAAGAAATTATATGCAGTTGATAATTATCCAACTTTTGTTGATTGGGATGGTTCTGATTGGAATAAAGACCGTCAAGATTTAATGAAGAAGGCTGCTCAAGATAAGATGCTTGCACATAAAGATAAAGTAGAATTTCTCCATGTATCAAGTGAAGAATTTGTTAAAACAATTGAAGATGAATCACTAGATTTTGTTTTCATTGATGGAGACCATTCATTTGAAGCTGCACTAAAAGACTTTCAAAATTATTATCCAAAAGTTAAAAAGGGTGGTATTTTTGGAGGCCATGATATACAATTAGATTCAGTTCGTAATGCTTTGACCTACTTTTTAAAAGAAAAATCCAATGAAGTAATTGGTGTTACCAATTCTGCTTGGTATTTGAGGAAATAAATTATGCCACAATTAACAATAGATTACTTAACAAAATATTCAAAAAAAAATAACTTCATTGAAAGTGGAACTTATCAAGGCGATACAGTTAAAACTGCTATTGAATATGGATTTAAAAATATCCATAGTATAGAAATATTTGATACCTTATATGATAACTGTGTTGAGATGTTTAAAGATGATAGTCAGGTGAAAATATGGAAAGGTGATTCTCCAGATATATTAAGAGAACATATTATTCCAAATTTAACAGAGCCTTCAACCTTTTGGTTAGATGCCCATCGTAGTTTTAAATTAGAAACTCCTGGTAGTGACAAATATGGACCATGTCCATTGTTACATGAGTTAGCTGCTATTGCAGAATCTCCAATTAAGGATCATGTTATCTTTGCTGATGATGTGAGATTATTTGATACTGATTCTTGGGACTTTTTAAAGAAATCTGATTTCATTGAAGCTTTATTAAAAATAAACCCAAATTATGTAATTGATTATTTGGATGGAGGTTTTAGTTTTGGTAGACAATTCCCAGAAAAAGATATTTTAGTAGCTTACATTCCATGAAACATAAAAAGATAATTGTTTGGGGTGCCAAGCCAGATACAGGACATACTCATTCTTTTGTTCATAGTGCATATGTTCGTGCAGCTCAATATCTTAATGTTGAAGTATATTGGTTAGATAATAGAGACAATGTGCCTGATGAATTTTTTGATGACTCTTTGGTTATATCAGAGCAATGGTTAGTATTTCCAAATGGATTAAGTTCAACAAGTAATAAACTTCCATTAAGAGAATCTTCAACATATCTTATTCATTATCTTGGCAACAAGGGACCAGTTGAAGGTAATCCAGGTGCCGACATGTACCTTGGTAAAGTAGGTAAATTAATTGACCATAGGTTATCTTGTAATTGGGGAATTGATGGTGTTGAAGATAAGAATTACGCCTACAAATTTGAAAAAGAAAATTATGAAGTGATTCGTGATGGTGTTTCTTATTACCAAAAGGGTGATAATTACGATTGCTTTTATGCTTTTTGGGCTACAGACTTACTTCCATCTGAAATTAATTTTGAAGATAGGTTTACTCCATTTGCAGAACCAAAATATGCTTTCTTTGGTGGAACAATTCGTGAAGGTGGCGGAAGTGCAATTGGCGAAGAAAATGATGGCAATATACAATTCTTTGAACCATTCATTCGTGCATGTAAAGAAAACGATATCGTCTTTGCACACAATTGTCCATGGAGAAACCCAATTTCACCATTGCAATTAAAACAATATGTTCTTCAATCATATTTACCAATTGATGTGCGAGTAAAAGACCATTTGGCCAACAAATATGTTCCTTGCAGGTCATTTAAGAATACAAGTTACGGTCAATTAGTGATTACAAACTCTAAAGCTGTATATGATTTCTTTGAAGAAGATGCAGCTTACTCATCTGACACCTATGAATTATTTCATATAGCAAAAGAGATGCAAGATGACCCAAAAACAAAAGATAAAATTTTAAGACAAATGGTTAAAGTGAAAGAGAATCACACTTATGTTTCTCGATTGATTGATATTATGAAAGCGGTGGACATGTAATGAAAAAAGTTGCCTTTATTACTGGTATTACAGGAATGGTTGGTTCGCATTTAGCTGACTTTCTTATTGAAAATACAGATTGGGAAATTGTAGGACTTATTCGTTGGAGAAGTTCATTAGATAATATTCGTGGTCTCGTTGAGAACATCAATACAAAAAATCGAATTAAATTGGTCTATGGTGATTTAAATGATGGCATTTCAATCGATAATGCTATTAAAGAATCACAACCAGATTATGTTTTCCATTTGGCCGCACAAAGTTTTCCCAAAACAAGTTTTACTGCACCACTAGATACAATGAATATCAATGTTCAAGGTACAGTTCGTTTATTAGAATCACTTAAAAATTATAAACACGATGCTATTATTCATGTGTGTTCTTCATCTGAAGTTTTTGGTCGTGTACCAAAAGAGAAGTTACCTATTGATGAAGACTGTTCATTTCATCCAGCGTCACCATATGCTATCTCAAAAGTAGGAACAGATTTAGTTGGCCGTTTCTATGCAGAGGCTTATGGCATGACTATTATGACAACAAGAATGTTCACACATACTGGTCCAAGACGGGGTGATGTATTTGCTGAATCAACCTTTGCTAAACAAATTGCGATGATTGAAGCTGGTTATATTGAACCTGTCGTTAAAGTTGGCAACTTAAAAAGTTTGAGAACGGTTGCTGATGTGCGTGATGCTGTTCGTGCTTACTATATGT